CAATTACAGAATAGAGTGGTACTTAAAAACGGTATAAAATATCCTGGTAATGAACACATGGGAGCATTTGGTTGTGACTCTTATGATATATCAGGGACTGTAGATGGAGAAGGTTCTAAAGGAGCATTACATGGCTTAACCAGGTTTAGTATGGAGGACGCTCCTGCGAATAGCTTTTTTTTAGAGTACTTATCAAGACCACCTACAGCTGAAATATTCTTTGAAGATGTTTTAATGGCGTTAGTATTTTATGGTATGCCAATATTAGCAGAGAACAACAAACCACGTCTTTTGTATTATTTAAGACGTAGGGGTTATAGAGGTTTTAGTATGAATAGACCTGATAAATCATGGAACAAATTATCTGTAGCAGAAAAAGAAGTAGGTGGTATACCAAACTCTAGCGAAGACATAAAACAAGCTCACGCAGCCGCTATAGAAATGTACATACAAGATCACGTTGGTATAAGACAAGATGGTAGTCACGGTGATTTATATTTTAACTCACTTTTAAACGACTGGGCTAAGTTTGATATAAATAAAAGAACAAAGTTTGATGCGTCAATAAGTTCTGGGCTAGCTATTATGGCTAACAATAGACATTTATATGCACCAAACTCTAAGGTTGAAAAACCTAAACTAAATATAAATATTTCCAAGTATAGTAATACTGGGACTAATTCACAAATAATAAAATAAATATGGCATATTCTAGTAAAAGTTATTTTCCAAGTCAAGCGGTGAGTGACGCTGAAAAGCTAAGCTACGATTATGGTTTAAAAATAGCTAAGGCTATAGAAACAGAATGGTTTAATGAGGAAAGAAGTTCTAATAGGTACATGTCTAACATTAAAGATTTTCATAATTTAAGATTGTACGCTAGAGGTGAGCAATCTATACAAAAATATAAGGATGAGTTATCTATAAACGGTGATTTGTCCTATTTAAATTTAGACTGGAAACCTGTTCCAATTATATCTAAGTTTGTAGATATAGTTGTTAATGGTATTGCTGAGAGAACATATGATATAAAAGCTTTTGCTCAAGATCCATTTAGTATAACAGAAAGAACTGAGTACATGGAGGCTATAATGGAAGACATGGAGATGAAGCAGTTTGATGCTGAAGTAGCTAGTGATTATGGTATAGATATGAGAAGCACAGAGGTAGAGCTACCAGACTCACCTGAAGAATTACAACTTCACATGCAGTTGAATTACAAACAAGCCGTAGAACTAGCTGAAGAACAAGCTTTAAATGTTTTGTTTGAAGGTAACGATTACGAATCTATAAAGAAAAGATTTTACTACGATTTAACAGTTCTAGGTATAGGTGCTGTAAAAACAAATTTTAACACATCCGAGGGCGTGACTATAGATTATGTTGATCCTGCTAATTTAGTATACTCATATACAGACTCGCCTAATTTCGATGATATATATTACGTTGGTGAAGTCAAGTCAATTCCAGTAAACGAATTAGCTAAACAATTTCCTCATTTAACAGAATCAGATCTTGAAGATATAATGAAAAACAAAAGTTATAATAGAAATAATTATAACACAAGGTATTCCGCAGACAAAGAAGATAACAACACTATTCAAGTTTTATATTTTAATTATAAAACATATATGAATGAAGTTTATAAAGTAAAAGAAACTGGAACTGGAGCTGATAAAATTATACCTAAAGATGACTCGTTCAATCCACCTGAAGAAAAAGAAGGTGGTTATGGTAGAATGCTTAGATCTATAGAGTGTCTATATGAAGGCGCTTTAATATTGGGTACAAATAAGTTGCTTAAATATGAAATGGCTAAAAACATGATGAGGCCCAAAAGTGATTACACTAAAGTAAAAATGAATTATGCTATTGTAGCTCCTCGTATGTATGATGGTAAAATAGATTCGTTAGTAAAACGTATAACTGGTTTTGCAGACATGATACAACTTACGCATTTAAAATTACAACAAGTAATGTCGCGCATGGTACCTGATGGTGTCTACTTAGATGCTGATGGCTTAGCAGAAGTTGATTTAGGCAATGGAACAAATTACAATCCACAAGAAGCTTTAAACATGTTCTTCCAAACTGGTTCTGTTATAGGTAGATCGTTTACTCAAGATGGTGATATGAATCCTGGTAAAGTACCTATTAAAGAAATAACATCTGGTAGCGGAGGTAATAAAATGCAAGCTCTTATAGGTAATTACAATTATTATTTACAAATGATAAGAGATGTAACCGGACTTAACGAAGCTAGAGACGGTAGTATGCCAGACAAAAACGCTTTAGTCGGTGTACAAAAATTAGCAGCTGCAAATAGCAACACGGCAACAAGGCATATATTGCAAGCAGGATTATATTTAACATCCGAAACAGCCGAGTGCTTATCTCTTAGAATATCAGATGTCATAGAATACTCTCCAACTAAAGATGCTTTTATTCAAGCTATTGGTGTGCATAACGTTGCTACATTAAAAGAAATTTCTAATTTACATTTGTATGATTTTGGAATATTTTTAGAGCTACAACCTGATGAAGAAGAAAAAGCTATTTTAGAAAACAATATTCAAATGGCGCTTCAACAAAAAACAATAGATTTAGAAGATGCTATTGATCTTAGAGATATAAGAAGTGTTAAGCTAGCTAATCAACTTTTAAAAATACGAAGAAAGAAAAAAGAAGACAAAGATAGAGCGTTGCAAATGCAAAACATACAAGCGCAGACTCAATCTAACACTCAAGCGGCTCAAGCTGCTGCCCAAGCTGATATTCAAAAAAACCAAGCTTTAAATGCTAGTAAAGCAGAGTTACTACAAATAGAAGCTCAAATAAATGCTCAAAAAATGCAACAAGAAGTTGAAATGAAAAAAGAATTAATGGCTTTAGAGTTTCAGTATAACATGCAGTTAAAAGGTGTTGAGGTTGATGGGATAAAAGAAAGGGAAAAACAAAAAGAAGATCGTAAAGACGAAAGAACAAAAATACAAGCTACACAGCAATCAGAAATGATTGATCAAAGAAATAGTGGAAAACCACCTAAAAACTTTGAGTCCGCAGGTAATGATACCTTAGGCGGAGGATTTGATTTAGGCTCGTTTGAACCTAGATAAATTTATTAATTATTATTATATTATATTATGGAAGAAAACAAAGAAAACGTAGTCGAAGAGACTACACAGCAAAACCAACAAGATCCAGGTGATGAAAACGTGGTAAAAGTTGATGAAAGTAAATTTGAATCTGCTAAAGACGACAGTGTTGTAAAAGTAGATTTAAGTAAACCACCAACACCAAAAGAAGAAAAAAATGAAACTAAAGAAGATAACGCTGACAACAGCGGAGTGGTTACAGAGCCTGAAAATGCCGAGCCCACACAAAAACAAAAAGAAGTACAACCGGAAGCAGAAACACAAGAAGCTCCAGTATTAGAAGAAATTACTGAAGATTCTACAGAGGAAGAAGTTGCAGAAGCGGAAGAAAAAATTGAAGAGGCTGTTGCTGAGGCTGAGGCTACTGGAAAACCATTACCAGAAAATATCCAAAAGCTTATGGATTTTATGGAAGAAACTGGTGGTGATTTAAATGACTATGTAAAGCTTAATCAAGACTATTCAAAATTAGATGATCAAAATCTATTATATGAATACTACAAGCAAACCAAACCTCATTTAAATAATGAAGAAATTAACTTCCTTATGGAAGATTCGTTCTCTTACGACGAAGAAGAAGATGAAGAAAGAGATATACGAAGAAAAAAATTAGCGTTAAAAGAGCAAGTTGCCAACGCTAGAGCCCATCTGGACGGGCAAAAGTCCAAATACTATGAAGATATTAAAGCTGGAAGTAAGCTCACAACAGAGCAGCAAAAAGCTGTAGATTTCTTTAATAGATACAACAAAGAGTCAGAAGCAACTCAAAAAACAGTTAAAAAGAACACTGATATTTTTACACAGAAAACTAATCAAGTTTTTAACGACAAGTTCAAAGGTTTTGAATATAACGTCGGTGATAAGAAATACAGGTTTAACGTAAACAATGCTGAAGAGGTTAAAAATACTCAGAGCGACATAAGCAATTTTACCAAAAAGTTTTTGGATAAGAACTCTGCTTTAACAGACGCTAAGGGTTATCATAAATCTTTATACACAGCAATGAATGCAGACGCTGTTGCAAAACACTTTTACGAACAAGGTAAAGCTGACGCTATGAAAGATAGTGTTGCTAAATCTAAAAATGTAGATATGAATCCACGACAAAGTCATGGAAAAATTGAAGCAGGAGGTATGAAGTTTAAAGTGTTAGGTAGTGATTCTTCTGATTTGAAGTTTAAAATTAAAAACAATAAATAACAATTTAAAATTACAAAATTATGGCAATTACTGCAGGAGGTAGTTTAAATAGTGTACCTGCTCCACAGCAGCAAACACTATCTACAAACTACGTAGATTTTACGTCCACTTCAACTGAAGGTTGGGCACAACAGTACTTACCTGAGTTAATGGAAAAAGAGGCTGAGGTTTTTGGACCTAGAACAATCTCTGGTTTCCTTAATCAAGTAGGTGCAGAAGAAGCAATGACTTCTGACCGAGTTATATGGTCTGAGCAATCAAGATTACATATAACTTTAACTGGTACTATAGATTTAGATGGTAACGTATCTTCATCTGGTGCAAAAGGTAAGTTTACAAGTGTTAAAGATGTAGACGGTAACGCGATTACAACTACACACGGTGTTCGTAATCATGACCTTTGTTTACTTTCAACTCCAGGTAAAGTATCTAGAGTTTTAGTTGTCGCTGTTGACGGCGCTGCTATTGGTATTAGAGCTTACGACGAAGATGTTTTAACTGGTCACTCTGAAACAGCTGAAGCTGCTACTTTATTAGTTATCGGTTCTGAATTTAAGAAAGGTGATAACTACGATGGTACAACTACAAGAGGCGCTAACGAGCCTGACTTTAAAACTTTCACCAACAAACCTATTATCATGAAAGATTACTACGAAGTATCTGGATCTGATGCTGGTAGAATTGGTTGGGTTGAAGTTTCTTCTGAAGGCGGTGCTTCTGGGTACTTATGGTACTTAAAAGCTGAAGCTGACACAAGAGCTCGTTTTACTGATTACTTAGAAATGGCAATGCTTGAGTCTATTCCAGGTTCTAATTCAACTAATGTTGATGGTGAACTAGGTTTATCTCCAGAAAGCGATGCTGGTACTGAAGGTTTATTCTACGCTATTGAGCAAAGAGGTAACGTTACTACTGGTGTTACTGGTACTAACGCTGCTACTGATTTAGCTGAATTTGACGCTATTTTAGCTGAGTTTGATAAGCAAGGTGCTATTGAAGAAAATATGATGTTCGTAAACAGAGCTACTAGTTTAGCTATGGATGACATGTTAGCTTCTATGAATTCTTACGGAGCTGGTGGTACTTCTTACGGGGTATTTGATAACTCTGAAGATATGGCATTAAATTTAGGTTTCTCTGGTTTCAGAAGAGGTTCTTATGACTTCTATAAGTCTGACTTCAGATACTTAAATGACAAAGCTACAAGAGGTGGTATTAATGCAACTGCTGGATCTGAAGCGTTAAGAGGTGTTATTATACCAGCTGGTTCTTCTTCAGTTTACGATCAAACTGTTGGATCAGCTGTTAGACGTCCTTTCTTACACGTTAGATATAGAGCTTCACAAACTGATGACCGAAGAATGAAAACTTGGGTTACTGGTTCTGTTGGCGCTGCTACATCTGCTTTAGATGTAATGCAGATACATATGTTATCAGAAAGATGTTTAGTTACTCAAGGTGCTAATAACTTTATGTTAATGAAGTAAGCATTTTTATAAAAAGACCGGGGCTTCGGCCTCGGCCTTTTATTTTATTAATTTTATTATATATTATATTATGGCAAAAAAACAAGAAACAAAAAAAGAGGTAGAGGTACCTGTTGTTGAAACACCAGTTGTTGAAGCACCAAAACCTAAAAAAGTTGAAATTAAAAAACCAACCTGGGAAATAAAAGATAGAGTTTACTATCTAACTAGAAAAAGAAAACCTTTATCTTACATGGTTAGATCTGCTGGTATATATTTCTTTGACGAAAGCTTAGGCTATGAAAGAGAACTTAAGTATTGTCAAAATCAAAAAACTCCTTTTGTAGACGAAATGAAAGGCGATCAAAGATTGGAACATATTATTTTTAGAAACGGAGCACTTCACGTTCCAAGAAACAAGCAAACTTTACAAAAGTTATTGTCTTTATATCACCCTCAAAGAAATGTATTATTCGAAGAGTGGCAACCAGAAGTGGCAGCTGCTGATGATTTAGAAATTTTAGAACTAGAATTAGAAGCATTAAATATAGCTAAAAATATAGATATTGATTTAGCAGAAGCTATTATGCGTGTAGAATATGGCTCTAGAGTATCTAACATGAGCTCTAAAGAACTTAAAAGAGACTTGTTACTATACGCTAAAAATAATCCTATTTTGTTCTTAGAACTAGCTTCTGATGATAATGTTCAACTTAGAAACTTTGGTATTAAAGCTGTTGAATTAGGTGTGTTAAAATTATCTCAAGATAATCGTAATTTTTTATGGGCTTCTAATGATAGAAAATTAATGACAGTGCCTTTTGACGAGCATCCGTACACCGCTTTAGCACATTGGTTTAAAACTGATGAAGGTATGGAGATATATTCAAATATTGAAAAAAGATTAAATTAATCTAACTGTAGATGCAGTCGCTCTACGGGGCGATTGCAAACTACAAACAAAATACAATTATGAGAGGAAATTTGCAAAACTACACTAGAAAATCTAGGGGACTAGGAGATACAATACATAAATTTACAACAGCAACTGGTTTGAGCAGCTTGGCTCAATTGGGAGCAAAGGCAGTAGGCAAAAAAGATTGTGGCTGTAAAAAAAGACAAGAAGCTTTAAACAAAGCTTTTCCTTATAAAAAATAACAAAGATGATAAGTATAGATACGGTATATCAAAGAGTTTTAGCTTTAGCTAATAAAGAGCAAAGAGGTTATATAACTCCTTTAGAGTTTAATCTTTTAGCTAACCAAGCACAACAACTTATATTTGAGCAGTATTTTTATGACTTAGATGAAGCAAAGAAACTAGATACTGATACAACCTCTGTGTCAGATATGGTAGAGTTAATTGAAAGTAAATTAGCTACTTTTACTTCACTAGCTCAAGTTAACAATGGTACGCAATACCCAACGGAAATAAATGACGTTGTTACTGGCAACCCTATACCAGTATATAGAACTGGTAGAATTTTTGTTTTAGTTGGAGGAAACGTTATTGGTAGTGCTTCTAATTACGAAGCCAAGTTGGTTGATGTTAATGAATCACGAAATTATTTAGACTCTCGTTTTCACAGGGCTGGTTTACGAAAAAACCCTATATACGTAAGAAGCAATTCGGCTGGTGGTGATATAGAAGTTTATAATCACAATGGCGTGTTAGACCAAGATGTTACTTGTGAGGTAATAGTTAGACCTGTTAAAGCTGAATGGGGCTACGACGTGATAAATGAAAGGGCTTTATACAACGCTAGTAGATCTACACTTTTTGAATTACACGAATCTGAAGAAACAGAACTAGTGCAAAAAATATTAGTATTAGCTGGTATTACTATTAATAAACCAGACTTAGCTCAAACAGCTGTTCAATTAGAAACTTTAAAAATACAACAAGAAAAACAATAGAATATGAATCAACATGCCTATTATAGTGGTAATGATTTTGGTGGATACCAATTTATTTCGCTAAATGAAGTTATAGATAATTTTACAGCAACTTATGTCGGTGAAGGAAAATTACTACAAAGAACGCTTAGAGCTGATGTTAGTTTTCACGCACATAGAGCACTTCAAGAATTATCTTATGATACTTTAAAATCTTGTAAGTCACAGGAGATAGAGGTTAACCCAAGTTTAACAATGCCACTGCCTCACGACTATGTTAATTATGTAAAATTATCTTGGGTTGATAACTCTGGAATAGAGCATATAATATATCCAACTAGTAAAACATCAAATCCTACACCTATAAGACAAAATGAAGATGGTGACTATACTTTAACCGCTGTAGGGACATTAACAGAAAATTCTCCAACTGTAGTATTAGACGGGGAATATCCAGAAATATTAGTTGGTATGCAAGTTGTAGCTCCAAGTATACCAAATGGTAATGGTAGTAGCGCTACGAGTAATGCTGGTTATTTAAGTATAACTGTTGTTGGAGCTGTTTCTAACAGTGGTGGAATTACAACTATAACGCTACATGATGAAGTTGGCGTTGAGGTAGACGCCGATTGGGGCACTGGTACTTCTACTAACTCTCAAGAAACTTTAACATTTCTACCAACCTACATGGCTTTGCCAGCGCTTGTTCAGCCAACTACTTGGCCTAGTTCTCAAACTAATCCCCATCTAGCAAATGCTACTGGTCCTTCTGATGTATATTTACAAGAAGAAACAAATCACATAATAGAATCTCTTAGCTGGGATACTTCAGACCCTAAAATACTAGCTGCTTCAGCCTCTGATATATCTGATATTAAAGTTGGAATGAAAGTTTCACATAAAAATTTTCCACCAGGAACTGTAGTAACAGATGTTAATGGCGCTTATATCACTGTCTCTAATACAGCTAGTGTAGCAGTCACATCAGCAACTGGTGAAATAACATTTTCTTCAGGTGAAATAGTTTCAGATACTTTTACTAATTATAAATCTTCTATACCATCAGAAAATAACAACCAAGAATACGAAGACGATGTGTATTGGCCAAACGAAGGTAGAAGATATGGTTTAGATCCACAACACGCTCAGGTAAATGGTTCTTATTATATAGATTGTGCGGGTGGAAAAATTCATTTTAGCTCTAATTTATCTGGAAAAACTGTAATATTAAAGTATATAAGCGACCATCTTGGAACTGAAGAGGAGACAGTAGTTCCTAAATTAGCAGAAGAGGCTATATATAAATGGATAGCTCACGGTTGTTTATCAGCAAAAATAGGTATTCCAGAGTATGTGATAAATAGATTTAAAAAAGAAAGATTTGCTGAAACCAGAAAAGCAAAGTTAAGACTTTCTAATATTAAACTAGAAGAAATTACTCAAATATTAAGAGGTAAGTCAAAACAAATTAAACACTAATTAAATGCCGGATTTAAATCGTAAGTTTTACGCAGGTAAAATGAATAAGGATCTAGACGAAAGACTAGTTCCCAATGGAGAGTATAGAGACGCTATGAATGTTCAAGTGTCAACTTCAGATAATTCTGATGTTGGCTCTATACAAAACCTTTTGGGAAACATAGATGTTTCGTCTAATTTTTTTACAGATCCACAAGGTAGTGTTTTAAATTCTGCTCTACTAGAAACTTATGGTTTTTATTGTGTTGGTAGTGTTACTGACGATAAAAACGACAGATTATACTGGATGGTGTCTGGTCTTGGAATAGACTTTATTGCTGAATACGATTATAAAACAAAAAAAGTATCACCTATTGTTGTTGACATATTTCAAAATAATGTATCACCAGGTGGTGACGGTAGGGTTTTACATTTTGATAAAAGCTATTTAATTACTGGTATTAATATAATAGAGGACACGTTGTTTTGGACAGATAATAATACAGAACCAAAAAGAATAAAAATATCAGAAATTAGAATTGGTACAACTGATTTTTTAACTCACACACAGTTTTATGTACCAAATCCAAATAAAGGCCCCGCATCAACCTCAACTCCTTTTGTGTCTGCTGGTGATTTAAAGCATGAGCATATAACGGTTATTAGAAAAGGCCCGCAAAAACCTCCAACGTTAGAAATGAAAAATACAAGACGTGAGGATGTAACAGGGTCTGGGCCAATACGAGGAGAAATAACAACAACTATAGAGCAAGCTAGTGGTCTTTCTTATCTTTTTGATGTTGCTACAGGAACGTTTATAAATCCTCCTGGAGGTGTATCTATCACGTTTGACACGGCTCCAGATTTTATTGAAGGAGATAAATTAGTTATAGAATCTAAAAAACCGGGTACTAATGTTTTGAAAAAAACAAAAATTATTGTTGAGGTAGTAGGTGCTATTTCTTACTCCGCACCTCCCAACTCACAGTTAACATGTAATGTAAAAGTACTTAGTATGGATAAAAATATAGATTTATCTAATACTTCTTATTACGTTTCTTTACTTCAAGATACCCCATTGTTTGAATTTGTTTTTCCTAGGTTTGGATGTAGATACAAATACAAAGATGGCGAGTACTCTGCTTTTTCACCGTTTTCAGAAGTAGCGTTTTTACCTGGGCGATATGATTATCTACCTAAAGAAGGTTATAATTTAGCAATGGTGAATACAGTGAGAGCACTTGGGGTTTGCAACTTTGTAGACGCTCGTTCTATACCTAAAGACGTTGTTTCTATTGATATACTTTATAAGGAGTCTAACTCTCCAAATGTGTACTCTATAAAAACCGTAGATAAAGTTGCTATAGAAGAAGGTGTTTACGATTCTTGGAACGCTATTTCACCAACAGAAATGAGAGACCCAAACTTAATTGCAAAACAATTAACATATGGTTATTTAGACGTAGAAGCAGAAATGATTCACTCTATACTTCCTTCAAATCAACTTTTAAGAGGTTGGGATAATGTACCTAGAAAAGCACTTGCACAAGAAGTTATTGGTAATAGACTTGTTTATGCAAATTATTTACAAAATTACAATGTTTTCTCATCTGCACTACAAAGACCATCCGCTCTTTACAACGACATTAATTATCAAGACGCTGTATTAAGGCCTTCTAAAAATATAGAAGTAGACGTAAAACTTAGTTATGATTCCACCCTTGATGTAGGAACTATTATACCTGAACAACTCGATGCTGGTAAAGCGTATACTTATAAGTCTGCAAAAACAATAAAATCTCTTAGAACGTATCAAGTTGGAGTTGTTTACATTGATGAGTTTGGAAGAGAAACACCTGTATTTTCAGATCAAAAAAGTAATAAAAACACAACGTATGTACCAAAAGAAAGCGCACATAAACAAACAAAATTAAACGCTCAAATTTTTAGTTCCACACCTGACTTTGCAAAAAACTTTAAATTTTTAATTAAAGAAACTTCAAGCGAGTATTATAACTTAGCTATGGACAGGTGGTACTTTGCTGACGATGGTAACATTTGGGTTTCTTTTCCTTCTTCTGATAGAAGTAAGGTAGATATAGAAACATTTTTAATATTAAAAAAAGCTCACGAATCTTCCGAGGTAATAACAGATTTAGCAAGATATAAAATACTAGATATTGATAATGAGGCTCCTAAATTTATAAAAACCAAAAGAACTGCTGTAAGAACTGTAAATAGTGGTTTTGTAGATGTTGCAAACAATATACCTATTATAATGCCGAATGGTACATCTGATGGTAATTTCCCTTATATAGACGGAACTTTTATACAGATACATGATGATGTTTTTGGTCCTCAAGTAAGATTATGGGATGCTGAAACTGAAGCAACTGAAAAACAATTTAGATTAGTCTCTCCTGAAGGTGCTAGTGATTGGTATGATGTTAAGAGTTGGGAAAATCCTAATTTTCAATCTGGCTCTACTACAGCTTCAACCGCTACTATTGGAGTTGGTGGATATTGGAATATAAAATCTTCAAGAAAATTTGGAGTTGATATGTCCATAACAACACCTTTTGCGGCGCCTATTTCAACAGTTGAAAAAGCTTACGCCAACATTAAAGTTGAGTTTATTAAAAAAGAAGAGAAAAATTTACCAGAATTTGAAGGTAGATTTTTTGTTAAAATATTAAAAGATGCGCAATTACAACAGTATATCATAGGTTATGCTGACACATCTACTACGTACACATCTATTAATCAAATAGTTTGCCAATACATAAACCCTATGGACCCAGAGGTTCAAGCAGGTGGTGAATTAGATGATGGTACTCAGTTTTACAACTGCGAAAAAGATAAAATATCTATAGACAATAGTAATACAACTACGGGTCTACATCCATTAATAGGAAATGGCCACGGTCATTATTTTTGGCAAAGCGCTGGTGACACGGAGCATACAACGAGCGAATCTAGCGGTTGGTTTATAGACAAAATAGAAGCCTTTAGGCCGTTTGCTTATAATGCTTATTATTTTGATAGATCTGATGAACACTCGAAAATAAGTCTTTTCAATAGCCCAGTTCTTAGTGTCCCAGCAGGTAAAAGAGCACCGTATCAAGAGCCAACTCTTTTTGATTTTAGTACCATGGGTTCACCATGGGAAGCTGGTTGGGACGATGGTCATGGTACTACTTGGAACGCTCCAAATAGAGCGTTGGGAATAAAAGCACAGCTTTATGGTGCGGGACAAACTGATAGATCTTGGAGCGATGGATGGTTTGAGCCTCTCACACCTCCAGCTTGGGGGGTAGGTTTTCCAACTGGAAATAATTTTGGATTGGCTTGGGATACACCAGGTCCACCAGCAACAAGTGTGCCGGGTTATGTAACTCCTTATAATTATATAGAAATGACTGATCGTGCTGGTGATAAAGCAAAACAACTTCAATTAATTGGTGATTGTACTAATTATCGCAACGGTCAAGGTGCGCCGCATAAAGGATATTTAGGTCACGATGATATTGCAACACCAGTTAGATACATTAGCGCAACTGGAGAGTGGCACCCTGTGCTTGAGTTTGCTAAAGAACCAGCATCGGGTAGTAGAAATCAAAACGGTAGAATATTACCAGCTGTTGGCGTTGATCAAGTTAATAATATTATAACTCTTTCTTACGCTGGTATAGGTAATTCAAAAAACTATACAGATAAACATTGGAATGGTTTTGAAAATACTGACGGATCAGAAACTCTTAAATCGTATTTTACGCACACTGCCTGGGGTGGTACATATGTGTCACACCAAACTTTTATAGATTCTATTACCACTCCTGGAACAATATGGAGATGGAAACAAGATCCTAGTCAAGTTGTATATCAAACACAACAGTTAGATGCGGCTAGTGGACATGGTTCTAACTCTAGCGTTAGCCAAAACACATGGAATTACAACGAGGTTGATTATGCTGACTGGAACTCTTCAACGGCAAAAGGTGTTGAGCTTTTTAATTATACTAAAATACAAGATTATCTTACTTATCATTTTTTAGAAATACAAAGAATGTCTACGAGCACAGCACATTGTTACGCACCAAGAGCTAATTGGGCAACTCAAGCTATAGGTAATTATTCCACTCCAGAGAGCACTGGGATAGGAAGTAATTTATGTATACCGATGTCGCAGTCTTTTTATTCTTATTCTGCAGAAAAGTCATTCTTTCCTAGATTTAACTCAACTGACGACGCTGTGCCTGCTCAAGGTATCACTGCTGAAGATCGTAGAAGTAGAAGGTGGCCTATGTTTACCTCAGACTGGGACTCAGCATCAAATAGAAGAAGACGTTATACAATACATGCGAAACCTTTACCTTATCAATTTACTGGTACAGCATATGAAACAGACGGTACTGAAAAAATTGGAGATATAGGTCCACATTTTTATTCCCCAACAAACAACTCGGCTCTTGATCCGCATTTTGATCATAATGGAGATGTTCTTACTACGATACCAGCTACAAAAGCGCCTGGTATACGCCCAGATGGTATGTACACAGGCCGTCCTCATTTAACCGACCAATCACTTGGTATTACAACGATTCCAGGTTTAAAAACTTTAAATACAGATACAAATAAAGTAGGTCGAGCACCTGGAAGTGTTATTTGGCAAATACTAGATAATTATGTTGAAGACGGGGCTAGCGAAGGTTATTTTAGTCAAAACCCTGGTGTTTGGGAAACAGAACCTAAAGAAAAATTAGGATTAGAAATATATCACGAGGTAGGACAGATATACCCAACAGAGTTAAATGAAACAAATTTAGAGCAATTTTTTGGACCTATTTATCAAGGAGATCCTACTGTTGATCCATCTTACTTAATTAAAAACAGTAAAGTAACTTGTTTTCAACCACCACCTGTTACTTTAACACCTACCGGTAGTCCAAAAGCTTTAAGTACCAATGCTGGTAATGGAGATCAAGATTTTGATATTAGAGTGCAACGGGTGGTTTGGAATGGTGACAAGGCATATGTTTGGCTTATGGATGTTAACGGTAACGCGTTAACAAGTATAGGTGGTACAGTTGCCCCAGCAAAAGACGAAACTTTAATATTCACTAGAGCAGACGGAAGTAAAACTCAAGTAAATGTAAAAAGTGTAGTGTCAACATTTGTACAGATTTATGAAGTGCATCTTGATACTCATAACTACGAAGTAACATTGCCTTTTTTCAACGCTTATTCATTTGGAAATGGTGTTGAATCAGACCGTATTAGAGATGATTTTAATCAAGTTACTATAGATAATGGACCAAAAGTTTCTGCAGTTCTTGAAGAACCATATTTAGAAGAAAATAGATCAAGCGGTTTAATATATTCTGGTATATACAACTCAATGAGTGGTGTCAATAATCTTAATCAATTTATTCAAGCAGAAAAAATAACAAAAGATTTAAACCCAAGTTATGGTAGTATACAAAAATTATTTGCTAGAAATACAGACCTAGTTACATTTTGTGAAGATAAAGTATTTAAAATACTAGCCAATAAAGATGCCTTGTTTAACGCTGATGGAAATGCCAACTTAACAGCAACAGAAAACGTATTAGGACAAACGGTTCCTTTTGTTGGGGATTATGGTATATCTAAAAATCCAGAATCATTTGCGGCAGATGCTTTTAGATTATATTTCACAGATAGAACAAGAGGTAATGTTTTAAGATTATCACAAGATGGTATTACTTCAATATCTGATTACGGTATGAAGGACTGGTTTAATGATAATTTAACAGGCGCCAGTAGAGTTATAGGTAGTTTTGACGATAAAAAAAGTGAGTATAATATAAGTTTAGATTATTACAACTACGAGAGCTATGAAGTTGGAATTATAGGAAATCCTAATATTGGACCCGCTATTCCAGGCACAACCACGCCATTGACTTATGTAGTAACTAACGAGTTAGCAGTTTCTTACGAGGTTGCTAACAATATGGAAGTAGATGATACTATATTTGGAAATGGAATACCAGTTGGAACAACAGTTGTTTCTAAACAAAACTTAGGTGGAGGACAGTGGAAGATTTATATGAGCGCACCTGGTGACAATACTGTTTTAGGTTCTTATGTTTCATACGGTGTTCAGCAAGCTGGAGTTCCTGGTCCTGTTATATGGAAAACTAAAGTTTACAGTTCTAAAGACGATCTACAAGCATACACACTATCTTACTCAGATTCTGTTAGAGGTTGGCCTAGTTTTAAATCTTTTTATTATGAAAATGGTTTAAGTTTAAACAATGATTATTTTACTATTAAAGGAGGTCAACTATATCAACACCATGCCAACGATTCGCACAACACTTTTTACGATGAGTTTGCAGAGTCTAGCGTTGAGGTTTTATTTAACGAACAATCTGGCTCAGTTAAAAGCTTTCAAACTCTTGATTACGAAGGTACACAGTCTAAAGTTACATCTGATGGTGGTTTAAATGAAACAAGCAACTCTGCGGAATACTGGGATAATTACGATAAATTAGGTTGGTATGTTGATAACATGTTTACAGATTTACAAGAAGCAGAGCCTGCTGAATTTAAAAACAAAGAGGGTAAATGGTTTTCTACAGTAAAAGGAGTTGCTACAGAGTGGTTAGATGATGGGGCTGCTGGAAATATAGATACTAAAGAATTTTCATATCAAGGTATAGATGAAGCAAGTGAGATTACAGTTCTTGATGAAGATGGTGGTTATACTTCTTGGGATTGTCAACCTATCAATGGTGGTTATCTTGGTTCTTGTTGTGTTGACAGCAATGGTAATCCACTGCCGGTTTATCCAACTATTTTACAAAGCAATCCACCTGTTGTTCCAAACACTCTTATTGCACCTGCTAGTCCTTTAGCTTATCAAATTATGAGTCTTTTATTTGATAATCCTACTATTTTAGTTAATAACACTGTTTTTGAGTACGATGATGGTACAGCTGGCTCTATTTGGTGCTCTGCTTTTGGTGGTGGCGCATTAATAGATGGCAGTGTATATCCTAACTCTCAACTACAACCTTTTGTAGACATACACTCAAACCCTGGTCCACTTACGGGTGGAACTCAATATGTCGATAATATTACTCTTCAACCAGCCGCTCCAGGACAAGTAGATTCTTATACTGCAAATCCAGATTATGCAAACACTACTGACCACCGCGTAGTTTACACTAATATAAACTATTTAGTTCAGTGGTGTTCTACATACTTAGATTCAAATGTATTTTATTTGGGCATGAGTTTTCACGATTGGTACAACGCTATGGCCGGAAGCTCTCATGGAGGATCTTTACCTGGTCAATTTGTTTATGCTGGTGTTTACGCAAACGTAACAAATCCTTGTGCTAGCGGTGGTGCTGTACAACCAGGATCTTTTAACTGTATTGAAGTACAGGGCTTAAGCGGTGCTTATCCTAACGAAGCTGCATGTTTGGCAGACCCTGATTCTGAGTGTAATCCAGATTGCCAAACTGACAACGATGTTACAGTGCACACTGTAGACGCTTTTGTATCTTCTTGTATTAACGGTAGGGTTTCTGTGGAGGTTTATTTAGCTGGTAATGCTACTAGTTGGTCTGTAGAATATTTTTACTCTGCAAATGACGCACCTGTATATTATCTTGTAGATAATAATAGTTATACTCATAATGGTTTTTCTAATGATTTAATGGGTGCTCAAGGTAGTTACTACGCTATAGTTACCGATGACTTAGGCTGTACAGTGAAAAAATACTTTACAATAGGATGTAATCCTGTTGCACAACCTTGTTCTCCAACAAATCCACACTCTTTTAATGGTCCTTTAATACAAAATCCTCAAGATCTCAATAATACAGGTTGTTGGGAGACTGGTGATCCAAATGTAAGTACAGAAAGTGGTAGCATTACGTTTATAAATACTTCTCTAGTATCTCCAGCAACATCTTGGGGATATGAACTTTATGTAGTTATAAATGGAAACGCCACTATAATTGCTAGTGATACTGGTTTGCTAGCTGGTGGACCAAACGAAAAAATTGACGGTCTTGAAAATGGAGATTACGTATACCGAATAACTGACGATAATTGTGAATACGAGTATGTTCCATTTACATTAGACTGTACTGATGCTGCTGCTCCGTGTGATCCACCAGTACTTGGTCAATCAAGCACAAGTACAACAATGAGTACTAGTAATGATAATTGTGTAACAGATAACAGCGATGGTAAACACGAACTTTTAAATGTTTTATCTGCTCCTACAGGCTCATATTATACCGCGTACTACCGTTATGACAATACACAATACTCATCTTGGCCGGGTTTTGCTAATGCAACAATAATGGGCACAGTTCAAGGACCTTTCACATCTACAGCACCAATTGGCGCAAATCCTAATATTGTAAGTCGTTCTGGTTTATCAGACTCTATTTTAAGTGGTAATAACTATGTGATTGTAGTTTCAAACGATATAGATTTTGAATGTGCAAGTGTAAATGAGTTTACAATTAACTGTGATGATACTGAACCTGTTGACCCTTGTGTAGGTGAGAATAATGTGAGTTTAGGCCCTAAAGTTACAGGTGCTATTATAAACGCGACTAGTTATGATTGTGATGCAGCTAGTCCAATTTACGTATCTTACGGCTCTCATACTCTTACTACTGTGCAAACACAACCTGCAGCACAAGGATTTACAGTTGAATATTTTTCTCCAGCAGGCTTTAATATAACAGCCCAAGCTGGTGGTGTTCAAAGTTTTAGCGCTGGAGCAACGATGGTGCAAGCAAACGGTCATGATTTCTTAATGCCCGGCGGTCCTTACACTTGTGTTATAACAGACAATTTAGGCTGCTCTACAACAATAACGTTTGTGGTAAAGTGCGAACAAATAGTAGGTGTAGATCCTACTTATGATTGTAATAATGGCTGTAACCCAAGCACGCTACCAATTTCAACAGCAGCGCCATTTACTATTTTTAGTAGTTATGCTGCTTGTATAGCTAGTGATTGTTATACGTCTCAAGTGTGCACAGGACAACCCTGGGTTGGTTGTTGCGATTATGTGCAAAATACTGGTCAAGGATACCCTCCTTCACCAAGTGTTGGAGATAGTGGTCCAAATATAGATCCTGTAACTGGAGTTGGCAAATCTTGCTATGAAGATCCTTGTTGCGATTGTTGTGGGGAAAATAATTTGGGAGCCACTGCAAGCGGTTTGTATCCTATACCACATCCATCAAACCAAAATTATTTACATCAATCTTGTCAAGGCGCACATTGGGACTTTCCTAATAACACTGGACCTATTTGTGTAGAACCTAACTTGAGTTGCTTTACTAAAAATGATTCAGTTGAAATGTTTGATGGTGCATTAAAACCTATAAGTGAGATTAAAATTGGTGATGAAGTAAAATCTATTAAAAATGGTAAAACTACAAAAGGTATTGTAACAGAATCGTTAGTACATCCATTTAACAATACAACTGAAGTTGTAAAAATAAACGGTATAACTGCAGAACCTTATCACCCTGTCTACATAGATGGTAAATGGATACCTATTAAAGAATTAGGCGAAACAACTTATCAATTTATTGATAGTTGGTACAACTTAGAAATAGATGGTAATATTGATGATAGTGAACATAATTATATTATTGGCGGTATAATTGCCTCTGGACTAGGTGATAACGAAAAACTTAACAACAAGTACAAACGTCAACCCAAACAAATATTTAACTTGTAATAAATGGAAAAAAAAATAAATTATATTGAAGTTGAAAACGCGATACAACACATCAAATCTATTGGTGAAACTCGTAAAATTAAAGTTAAAGGCACAAGCGGAGCTGGTTTTTCAATAGAGGTAAATGATGGTAGCGGTGCTTGCATTTTAGAAGAACCGTTACAAAACATAGAAATACCAGAAACAGGCGTGTATATATTAACTCAAGAATTTCCAGACATTACAACAGGTGCTAATGGAGGTTTAACAGAGGAGTACTATGACATAGTTTTAAGACCACACGCGGATGTTGAGGCTAGTATACAAGCGCAAAGATTATATCAATATCCAGATGTTACAATGACACTAACAACAAAGTCATCAGCGACTTCACCATCCATAACTGTTAGAGATGATGATGGTGTGTTTAGCAGTATGACAGCGACAATGCCGGCTAAATCAAAAAATAGGGTTAATAAAACTTTAAATTTAACAATTAACGAAGCTAGTGGCACGGCTGGGTTTTTTTACATAAAAGACACTTTTAACAATTCGCTTTCTAAAAATACCACCTTTACGAGAAAAGTCACAACAAGTGACAAGCCCAAACTAGGAAGTATTGTCACGTTAAAACCTCTTACCACAAAAACAATAGGCTCTACAACGTCTGGAGATTTAACTAGAGGAAACGAAAATGATTTAATGAGCAATGATATTGAGGTTGGTATGAGGGTGTATAGCAAATTAACAAAAAGTAAAATTGTATACGAAAGCTTAGAAGTTCCAACATGTAAAAGAGCTACAAATAAATTCGCATTAAGCGACACTGTTGGTTTGTTTCCCGGTATGATAGGTAAAATTAAAGGCCTGCAAGACTTTACATTAATTTCTGTTGATTGTGAAAAAAATATAACAGTAAGTAAAAAAATAATTATACCTGAAAACACAGATGTTGATTTTGTTTATGAAATTACATCTTCAGTAGGTAAAGTGCTTGAACAAGTAGACAAAGAAGGTAATGCTTGCGTTACTTTAAGTAATGAAATAATGATAGTAAACGATATGGTACTTGATTTAGATGCCGATAAGTCTCAATTTTTTTCTGATTTTGTTTTTAGTGGTAGCGGTACCGACGTTGTTACCTTAAAAGGAAACGTTGAGTTTTCAAAACCTGGATTAAAAGATGTTACTCATACTATAGATATAGATAATATGGTAACTAGAATACCTAACATTCGTGATTTTAAAGTAGATGTTCCAAAAAATAGTAGTAGATACACAATAAACACTCTTAAAGGTGAAATTGATCAAAATGCTTCGGCTACAATTAGCGAAGATACGGTTGCAAGTGGAAAAGTTGTAGCTGTAACAAGAGAACCAAGTAATGGTTCGACAGCAATAAGCGCTAGAGACTTGTATTATACTCCTAATCCAGATTTTGTTGGTAGCGATGAAATATTGTACACTCTTAACGATGGTACAAACACTAGCTTAGAAGGTAAAATTAGTATAACTGTAAAATAAAAAATATGCCATTAGTACAATTAGATTTTTCAAACCCACTAAACACTTCAGTTCAAACTGGCGATGTAGCTTATTTTTCTAATCCAATTGATTATGGTACAGCTGGTAATTCTTTAAACAATGGGGACCAATGGAGCTCTACTACAACACCTCATTTAACATCAAATCAAAGTGATATTATAAAAATAGGTGTTATTGAAACAATAATACCATGGGATGGCACTGTTAGTTCTATAATTTGTGACATGCCACAAAATTTATTTAACCAATACTTTTCAAAAATACAAACAGGTGGTTGCACGCCAGACACCAGCGGGGGTCCACTTACAAATTCTTGTGATGGATACACTTTATACCCTGATGGACAAGCATTGATGGATTATGCTTTTATTAACGAACCTACCGTAAAGTTTCAGTTTATTGGCGCTTATGACGCGATAGCATATTCTACTGGTACTGGGCAAATTTGTGACGCTAAAAAACTATTAGCTGCATATTACCACCCGCAAACGGGGTCAAATCCTGCAATACCCTCATTGTTAGACGCGCAGTCTGTTATAAATTTTTTTAAAAACCAATATAATGTTCCTGGTTTGTCTGTAGGCATGTCAAGATTAGATTTTGAAGCCGCTGTTTACGCTGTTGACTCTGATTTTTTTGGTCACACCGGGGCTTCGTCTTCAAAATGTAAATGTACTTATCCAGAAATTTGTGTTGATGGTAGCTTTATAATGTTTAGTAAAGATAACAAAGTAAATTTAAGTAGTGCATTAGGTTATTATGCTAGTGTTACGTTTAAAAACAATTCTACAGAGAAAGCAGAGCTGTTTAACGTAGGTGCTGACGTATTTGAAAGTAGTAAATAAATAGTGAAAACTGTGACTATATTAGTATAAATTAAATTAAATTATGCACAGTGAATTAACTTTTAGGAGTTTTAAAGATAAAGATTACAATACGGTAAATAGTTGGTGGGATTATTGGTGGACAGAAGGAGATGGAATAGAAAGAAAGTTTTTACCACGCAACAAATCTTGCTTTATAATAGAAAAAGGTGATATACCTATAGCTGCTGCTTTTTTATTTATAGATAAATATTCACCTATGGCTTATTTAACCTACATGGTATCTAATCCAAAATACAGAGAGAAAGATAGAAGAAGTATTATAGAGCAATTAATAGCAAACATAGAAAAAGAAGCAAAATCACAAGGAGTAGAATTTATATTTACTGTTTGTGGTAATATACACTTAGAAAATATACATGGAAAACTAGGTTGGACAATTGATAAATCCGCTCCAGCTTATGAAACTTTTAAATATATATAATATGGGAGGAAAAAAAAGAAGAGCAATAGCTAAAGAAGCTAAAGACGCGGCTAACGCGTCATTATTAGACGCGGAAGATAGAAGAGCTGTCGCTCAAGCTGGTGTTGACAAACAAAGAGCTGCGTATGAAAGTTTTGAATTTACAAATCCTTATGCCAACATGCAAAATCAATATGCGGGCATGGAAAACACTTATGAAGACCTAACTGTTAACCAACAGCAGGCTCAATTTCAAGCGCAACAAGGGCAACAGCAAAGAGCAAACATAATGCAGCAAATGCAAGGCGCTGCTGGAGGATCTGGTATAGCTGCGCTAGCTCAAACACTAGCTAATCAAGGCCAATTACAAACACAGCAAATATCAGCATCTATAGGACAGCAAGAGGCGATGAATCAAAAACTAAGAGCTCAAGGTGCTGCTCAAATACAACAACAAGAAAGAATGGGAGCCGCCGCTGTAGATTTACAACAAAGACAAGGCGAAGCAATGGTACAGCAAGCAGAAAGCGGAAGAATATCAACTTTATTGGGTATGGAATATGGTGCTTTAACAGGTGCAGAAGCAGGTGTACAACAAGGCTTTGCTAACCAACAAAGCGCTATTGGTATGGATGCTCAAATGTATGCTGCAAATCAACAAATGAAAGGTCAAATAATAGGTAGTGCTATAGGAGCAGCAGGAAATGTAATGGCTGCAAACATGAAAGTGCCAGCAGTGCCACCTTCCGACAGAAGGTTAAAGAAAAATATAAATAAAATTGGTGAATCACATAGTGGGTTGAATATATATAGTTTTGAATATAAAAACCCTAAACATGGAGAAGGATTATTTCAAGGTGTAATGTCTGATGAAATACCACAAGAGGCAGTTGTAAGTAAAGGTGGTTATGATCATGTAGATTATAGTATGCTAGACGTAGAATTTAAACAAATATAAATATGGCAAAAGGAGTAGGTAGTTTATCAGGTAGAGCAGATGCAACATTAGTAGGCGCGGCAACAAGAGCGTCGCTAGCTGCTGTACCAAAAGATCTTAGTGGTGTTCACCAAAGGACAGCTGCTGCATATGCATCTATGGCACAAACCACAGGTGCTGTATATGGTAAAGCTCTTGAGGTTATTGGTCAAATTGGTGGCCAGCTAATAGAAAACGCAAAAATAAAAAAACTTGAGCCAGAAAGCGAGTGGAGTGATAACCAGATGAAAGATTTTGAAACAAAACCACCACCACCACCAAAACCAGCTGATATTAAAGCACCCGAAACTGATTCTCCTATTGTTGAAGTTGACGAAGACTCTGCAAGCGGTGAAGAATATACTGTATTCTTACCTGGTGAAGTTGAAATAGGTGCTGCTCCTGAAAAACCAAATTATGTTTACACTTACGCAGACAATGATGGCAACGAGGAGCCTATAACTGTTCAAACTACAGCTCAAAAACTAGAAGGCTTAAGAGAAGAATTAAAAAATGTTAAAAACCTAGGTTTAGATAGAAAAGGTAGAAAAGCAGAAAAAAACAGAATAAGAAATGTTATGGATAGGATAAGGCAAGAAAATGTTACTTTTGGCGCTTTTCAAGAAACTATGACAACTATGCTTGCGCAAGATCAAGTTAATTTTGAAGCCTCGGGTATATACGGCATGAGTAAAATGCTTTTTAGTCGAGCGTTGTTAGCTGGTGGTAAACCGGTAAAAGAAACAGATCCAAACTTAGCCGCTTACAACGGTGCTAGAGCTATCCAGGGTTACGACAAAAATGGTAGAATGGTATTTACTTATGTAGATAAGTACGGTGTACCTTTTAAAAACGAAGATGGTAGCGATATGACTATAGATAAATCAGCAATTGCATCTGGTGATTTGTTTATTGCAAAATCAGAAAAAAGACCTATTATAGATGGTTTAATAAATACACAGTTTATACAACAAAATTATAAAGCCGGTTTTCAAGATTTTGAAAACTTAATAAATAAAGGTGTAGATGAAAACATAACTGATAAAAATACTTTTCTTGATATAGCTCATTACCATAGCTCAAATACTACCGGTTCTTTAGCAAGTGTATTAAACAACGTTGAGTATGATGGTGATGGAGTACCACAAATTAAAGAAACAGAAATGTCTGGACTACTTGTTGGTGCTTTACAAGGGCTTGGTAACAAAAATCAATTTGACGTTAGTGGAGATGGTGTGTTTGACGAAAAAGATTACGCAACACAAGAAAACTATGCCATGCTTGTTAAAAAAGTATTATCTGGAGATGATCTTCAACTTGGAAAATCGTTATTAAAGGCTCATTATAAAAACGCTACCAATGCTCAAATTGAAAAATTTAAAAGTTTAGAACCAGCTCCAGTAACAGACGCGCTTACTGTTGATCAAAAAAGATATTACGACGTAATTAACGCACGAAATAGAACAGCGTTAGATAACGCAAAATTTTTATCACAACAAAAAGTAAAAGAAGAAGAAAAAGTAGACACGCAGAATACTGTTTATAGTATTGAGTCTGAATTTAGTGCTGGGCAATCAACTATTGGTAAAGGAAGTAGATACGTGCAAAAAACCGAATCAACTCCAGAAACAGTTGTTGATGGTGAAACAATCCCCGCACAAGAAGCAGGTTGGACATTTTATAAAGATGGTAAAGTAGTTAAAACTATGCTAACTAGCGAGGCAGACATACTAGATGAAATAACTAAGCATGTAACCGATACGTCTGGAAAGTATGAAAGTTTTACAATTGGAGAAACAAAAGTAGTTAAAACCGGTACACCTGTTAGAAACACTACTTATGAGTACAAAGGTAATGGCAAGTGGGAGCTTAAAAATTAATATATGGCTAATAAAACAATTACAACAGAAGAATTATTTTCTTTAGATAATATTGAAACTACTACACCAGTAGAAAATGATAATCTTATTTCAACTGAAGATCTTTTTAAACTGGGAAAAGTAACGAGCTCGACGATAGATCCGACGACGGCGAGCGATACGGAATTAGAGTCGGACGATGGTTCTTCGGAATTACCAGATAACAGGGGTTGGTTTGAGCAAGCAATGGACGCTGGTGCTGTTAATGCAGATTTATATGATAATGCTGACGCCATATTTGATATTAACAACACAGATGAGGCTAGAAATTTAAGTAACTCTGAACTGCAAGCTTATATTGATTTAGTTATTAAATCTAAAACAGCTAGCTCAGAAATGGAAGAGCTAAACAAGTTTACAACAGCTTTTGAAAAATATAATAAAAAAGGTGAAAACTGGTTAACTTCTACTATTATGGCTGTCAAAGAAAATGGAGGTGTAACTGGTGGTGGTATGAAAGGTTTTGCACAAGCCTCTATACAAAGTTATAGATCAATGCTTCCGCAATCTTTTGATGTAGAAGGTTTAAAATCTTACGAGTTAGGTAAAGAAGTCGCGGTACCAACTTTAGGTGCTGCTGGTGCTGGTAGCGTCTTGCCCGTTGTTGGTACTTTAACAGCTGGAACAACCGCACTTTTTACTTCTTTAAATTATGGTCTAGAAACTATAAATACTTTTAACACGTTATTAGAAGAAGAAATAGCTAATAATCCAGAAAAATACAAAGATGGTTTTACGCCAGAATCAATAAGAATGGTTATGGCAGACGACGAGGCTAGAACTAGAATAAAAAAACAAGCAAGAGCAAGGGGCAGGACAATAGCAACTGTAGAAGGTGTTACCAATGTTATAGGTATAAAGGGTTCTGGAGCTATACTAAAAGCAGGTAAAAACGTTACAAGCACAGCTGGTAAGGCGGGTGTTAAAACAGCAGCTGGTACTGTAGCCGCTGGTACTGAAATAATTGGTGGTGGTACCGGTGAGTACTTAGGTGAAAAAGTTATTGGTAGAGATGCTTCTGGCGTGGAAATAGTTTTAGAAGGTTTATCTATGGCTGCTATAAAAGCGCCTATAGATGTAACTGTTGCTAGTATTGAATTAGCTAAGAATAAGCCTAACTACCAGATTGACGGAGCTAAGGTTTCAAAACAAGCAGTTGAAGATTATGTTAACGGGGCGGAAACAGCAGAAGAAATAGCTAATCTAAACGTAAAAATAGATAATGATGATGCTT